GGAGCTGGCGAGAACTGCAAAGACAGAGCTGGATACGTCCACACAGAAAGCTGGTGAAGCCAAGACAGCTTTGGACGGATCCGCGAAGACTGCCGGTGAAATGCAGGAGACTTTGAGCGCGACTGTGAAGCAAGCGGGTGCATTGGACACTTCTCTTGGTGAGAAGATTAAAACTGGGACACAGCTCAAGACAGACCTTACAGCTTCCGGCGAAAAGGCTGTACAGGACATTCAGACAGCTGGAAGTGAACAGCTGGGTAAGATGCAGGCAGTGGCGGAAGAGTTCACAGCTGATCGGGAGCAGATTGCGACCAACAAAGAGGATATTGGTTCACTACAGGAAGATTTATCCAACAAAATTACAAAGTTCTATGCATCGAATCAGGGTGAAACTCATCTGGCAGATTCTGACAATGGGAAAATCATGGATATGATGCTGTATGGACGGAGCGAACAGAAGAAGTATAAAGGCATAAATTTAATTCCTCCTAACATTAAATATGGAGATTTTGTAGAAGTTTCGATTCCAAAAGAAACAAAAGTTTTTGCAATTACAGATGGAACAAAATTCAGTGGCGGTAACTTCCTTTTTTTTAATGCGGACAAAACAAAAAGAGAGTGGTTCGGACTAGACAAAGATGCTACTATATCGACACGTACATTAACTATTGATGCGAAATATGTACAGAATCTTTTAGAACCCGGTTTCGATTTATCAAAAGTATGTTTAGGTATTGGAAATGAACCAATATATGAGCCTTATGTTGGCGGTATCCCATCTCCATCACCAGATTATCCACAGGAGATAAAAAGAGTGGTGAATCCGATTATGAAGGTGTGTGGAAAAAATTTATGGGATAATTTTAAAACATTATCATTAGGAAACGTCGAACAAAAAAATGGAACATATATAGCAACAGCAGATACTATGCAAGTAGACATAACAAGTAGTTCTATTGGCGCCAGACCGTTGCTTTTAAAAGCGAATAATGCTTATACATTTTCATTAAAAACCACAGTTAGTATTTCAAGTCCTAAATTTGTATGTTTAAGATACACGAATGGTGAAAGCAATAACATTATTTTTACAAACAAGAATTTTGTTAATTTTGTTCCCGAAAGAGATGTAGAAAAAATAGGCTTTATTTTATATGAAAGCGTTGCGGGAGATAAAGCATATGATGTCCAGTTGGAAATGGGTTCAGAAGCTACAGCTTACGAGCCATACACCGAGCAATCCGTCCAGCTCCCCTACACTCTCAACGCCATCCCAGTAGCATCTGGCGGCAACGTCACAATCAATGGACAGCAGTATATTGCGGATTATGTGGATGTTGAGCGTGGAAAAGTAGTTAGAATGTGTGAAAGGAAAAAACTTAATACAAAAAACGGGGTTATTAATGAAGAATATAGATTAGCCTTTGACATTGCACCTTATAGTAGGATTGGTAATGACCAGTGCATATTTTCAGCATTTGAATGGACGGCCTGGACAACATGTACAATGGGATCAATGGCATATATTAAAAATATACAAAAACCAAATGATGAATTATATACCGCGCAAGAATTAAAGGAGCTGAGTATTGATTTTGATGTGATTTATCAATTATTAGAGCAACAAGAAACCGACCTCACACCAGAACAGACACAGGCATTAAAAGAACTTGTAACCTATTATCCAGTAACCAACATCTCCGTCACATCCGATCAGTTAGACGGATATACAGTATTTAACTATCCGATTTCCATGAAAAATGGATGGGATTATGTAAAGAAGCAACTTAACGACAACCGAGATTACATCTACGACATGGACGCAAAGGCGCAGGATATTGACATCCAGAGCGCAGAAGCGTATGTCAACAGTGAGTACGCAGTAGCACTTGCAGAATTGGAGGTATGATTATGTTATACAAGACACTGAAAAAATTAAAGGAAAGAAACGGTCTGACAGAAGATCTGAAGAATAAGATTGACATTTTCTTCGCCACGGGCAGAATTACTGAGGAACAGTATAATGATCTGATGGATATTGGCAATGAAGAAATTCGCTAAAAAGAGCGATAAAGGCTTAATGTATACCGATTGGACGCACGAACATGAATGGAGAATAACTGAAAATGTCAGTTTGAAAAAGTATCCATTCTATATTATTGTGAAATCGAATGTATACAAGGAAATATTGTTGAATGAGCCAAAAGTACAGGAAGCTATTAAACACACACGAGGAATTATAGTTTTTGAAAATGAGGTATCGAAGAACATCGAACTCTCTTGAAAATCTCTTAACCATTACATTATCTGATACAATCAAAATAAAAATATCAGAGAGGTAATGGAAATGGAGAAATGTGAATTTTGTAGCAGAAAGGTACTCTTTGGCAAAAAGGATATGAGCAATCTGTTGAGTGCACGTCCGGTGGTACTTGCTAAAGGAGATCCGGTAAAACGGTTGGAATTGTGGCTGTTCGGTGGTGAAGTTGATGAACAAAGTGTACTACACATTGGTGTATCGGATTACGGCGGTGAAGAAAACATGATGGAAATGAATATACCGATTAACTACTGTCCGAGATGTGGCAAGAAATTATAACAGAATAACAGACAAAAGGCAGACTCTTCGGAGCTGTCTTTTTTAATGGAGGAAATTATGGATATTAGAGCAAAACCAGAAAAAGCATTTTCATAAAATATACGAAAGTGAGAATAGAATATTGAAAGCATTTTTATTACAAACATATATGATCGCACTGCCGATTTTTCTTGGATACATCGTGTGGTTGCTACAAGAGCAGAAAAAGAAACAAGCTACGGATGCAAAGGAACGTGATGCCAGGATTGCGGAAGAAAAAGAAGTCCGTAACGCTAATAGCGCTGGAACAATGCTACTTTTGAGAGTACAGCTTATCGAATACCACGACAAGTATATGAAACTTGGAACAATACCGTCATATGCATATGAAAATTTCTGTGAGATGTATAAAGCGTATCACAGGCTAGGCGGTAATGGAATGATAACGAAAATGATGCATGAAATAGAAGAATTGCATCTGAAAGAAAAAGGAGATTAAGGCTATGGAACAGATTTTAAATTATGTAAAACCAGAATTGGTTGTAGTTGCAATTGTACTATACTTTGTTGGAATCGGTTTAAAAAATACCGAAAAAATAACAGACAAGTATATTCCAGCGATACTCGGTGTTGTTGGAATTACTATCTGCGGTATCTACGTGGTAGCAACTTGCGACCTTAAAGGCACACAAAATATTGCAATGGCTATTTTTACGGCAATTGTACAGGGAATTTTAGTGGCTGGACTTAGTAATTATGTGAACCAGTTGATTAAGCAGATGAATAAGGACGAATAGACACATACAGATGAAGCTATTTGTTTTAACACCAAAAGTTAGCGGTAGAAAGGAAATGTTATGGCATTAAACGGAATCGACATCAGCAGCTGGCAAAACGGGATCAATCTTGCGGTTGTACCATGTGATTTTGTGGTGATCAAGGCGACAGAGGGGATAAATTATGTAAATCCGGATTATATGAGAGCCTATGAGCAGGCGAAAGCTGCCGGAAAATGCCTTGGAATCTACCATTATGCCAACGGCGGAAACATTCAGGCGGAAGCGGATTACTTTTTAGGAAATGTTGGCAATCGTCTTGGAGAAGCAATGCTTGTCCTGGACTGGGAAGCAGAAAACAACAGCTCCTTTAGTAACTGCGATTACGCCTGGTGCAAGTCTTGGCTAGATTATGTATACAGTAAGACCGGTGTGCATCCGATCTTATATTGTTCACAGTCGATTGCATATAAATTCGACAATATAGGTAACTATGGCTTGTGGATCGCACAGTATGCGGATAACGATCCAACTGGCTATCAGGATGTTCCTTGGAATGAGGGAGAATACACCTGCGCGATCCGGCAGTATACATCTTGCGGAAGGCTATCAGGGTATGCAGGCAACCTCGATCTGGATAAATTCTACGGAAGCAAAGAGGATTGGGGCAAGTACGCTGTAAGCGATAAGACGAACGTAGTTGTTCCAGAACAACCAGAGACGCCAAAACCGGCAACAGCATCTCCGGAAGGATCTACTTTAGATCTGGCGCACCAAACTATGCTTGGAGAATTCGGAAACGGAGAAGACCGGATCCGGAATCTCGGAACCAGGTACGAAGAGGTACAAAACTTCATAAATCACATTTGGGTGACAAGTATAGACAATCTGGCACAGGAAGTATTATCCGGCAGATATGGAAATGGAGATGTGCGCAAGACAGTTCTTGGAAGTCGATATAACGATGTACAGGATCAGGTTAATGCCGGAAACGCACAATACTATACCGTGCAGAGTGGAGATACTCTTTCCAACATTGCCAGCAAATACGGCACAACCTACCAGAAGATTGCACAGCTCAACGGCATGTCTAACCCGAATCTGATTTATGTAGGGCAGAAACTTAGGATAAAATAATAAGCTGTCAATTCATAAGAAGATGTGTTAATATCCTATTATAAATAAGGAAGAAAAATACT